ATTGGGAAACCATTAAAAAACCTTGATTTTGAATGCGGCTTGTTCTGCGATATGAAATAAAATGAATCTACTTGAACTAGAAACACAAGATCCGGTCGCATGGTGCGAAAATAACATCACGTTGGACTATGGCGCATTTGATCGCGAAAATCATCCGCTAATGGTCGAGCCGATCACGGCTGCGGCCAAGATACGTGGCGGCACGGTCGGCTTGATTGGATCGGTGCAGCACATTAAGACATTGACCGCGCAGTTGCTACATCTTTACAAGGCGGCCACCGCGCCATGCCGGGCGGCTCATTATGATTTGACCAAGGAAGCGATCGCCGAGTTTAGCGATGACAAGTTTACACCCTTGATTGACAATACGGATGCCGTGACTCGATTGATTCCGGAGCAAGGATACAGGCGCGGCAAGTTTTACACTGGCATGCCATATGGATTCATTCGTTTGTTGTCGGCCCGCATCTTGGCAAATCGAAATTCAAAGACATTAAAATTCGTTTCAATGGATGAGTCGTGGGCATATGAAGATGGCGAGGGCTGGATCGAGCAGGTGCATGACCGCCAGGCATCGTACCCATGGAGCTGGTCCATGTTTTTACCATCATCAGGGCAGACGGAAGGCAGCGAGCTGGATGTCATGTGGAAAAAATCGACTCAAAAGGTCTGGCATATTAAGTGCGACTGCTGCGGCGAGATGATTCCATATGTCTGGTCATTGGAAACAAAAGACGGCCAAGTGCCGCGCGGCGGCATGCGCTGGGGTAAACTTGATGAGATTTGCAACGATGACGGCACGATCAACAAAGAGAAATTGACCAAGTCTATATATTATGAATGCCAGCTTTGTCATGGGCAGATGCCATGGAGCGCCGGGCATGTAGCAAGGCGCAACAAAGACGGCGCATATATACAGACCAATAAAGACGGCGATCCCAAGATTGACTTTTACAATTACAATGCAATTTCGCATTTCCCATGGCCCGATCTTGTCATGCTATGGAAAGACGCATGCGCAGAGCGGCAGCGCGGATCATTGACTGGCATTGAGAATTTTATACGCAAGCGACTTGCCGAGCCATGGGATGAAAAGAAATATGTATCGACCGATAAGATCCCAGAAGCATCTGGTGGCTACAATCGCGGCGACGCATGGGAAGATGCCAAGTTTTTATTTTGCACGGTGGACGTGCAGCAAGATCACTACTACTGGCGCATTCGAGCATGGGGCATGGTTGACGGCAAGCTTGAGACTCGCGGTATTGATTGGGGCAAGGCAATGTCAACTGGCGAGATTAAAGACGTTTGCGACAAGTGGGGCATCCCGCAAGGCGGCTTAGATTCAAATGTCGGCTGCCGCGTCTTTCTCGATGGCAACTATAATACATCACAGGTGCGGCGCATCTGCTCTGAAAATGGCTGGATGATGCTGCGCGGCGATGACAAAAAGCAATTTCGTCACAAGGATGGATTGTACCGCATGTATTCTCCAATTCAATATGTTGACGCATGGGAAGGCACTGGATCAAACAATCAGCGATATGTCGGCCAATTCTGGTTTTCTAAACTTGAAAGCAAAAATGCATTGGCACTTGTTCGTTCTATTCGCAACCCAGAGCCAGCCTGGACGCATGAAGATGACGCCGGTCCGGTATATGAGAAGCATATAAATGCTTGGGCGCGGATTGTTAGGCAACGCAAAACAGATGGATCGGAGTTTTACGACTGGATCAACCGATCACCGCACGACGATCACTTGTATGACTGCGAAGCGATGCAGATTGTTTGCGCGTCAATGGCTGGCCTTGTCGGCGTGACGAATAGCGGGGAAAGTGCAGATATTGACAAATAACAAAAAAATGTTTTCTTAGTCTTAATAAATGCGCGATCTATTATTTGTTATATGGCTTAAGGCCGGTAAAGACGTATCCAAAGTCATTGAACTGGTGGAGGCGCTTGTCGTGTCTCAATTTGAGACAGTGTCTGAGGGCGGCGCTCGCATGGTCCAAGCAACCGTGGCGGGCAAGACGTTTCAATATGAACTGCCAGAAAAATGGAGCGTAACAGATTTTATATCAACGCTGCGCATGGTATATAAGCAACTATTGACTGGCGGCGCATCTGGCGGCGAAATGACAGAGGCCGAGATCAATGCTTACATTTTAGACACGACCGAGCAGGTCGCAAACGTAACAAAGGCACGATTCGCGCATAGTGCCGGAGGCAGATACTAATATGGCAGTAAGCTCAATCAACCTATTTCCCAAAAAGATCAAAGATGGATTCAGATCTTTCTGGAGTCGTGGCGGCACAAATGAATTCTACCCAGGCGGCGCAGACGATCAGCGCCGATTTGGGCGCGGCAAGCTTGCGCGCGACATTGCCGAGATAATGAAAGAGAACCGCCACCGCATGCTGCTCGGTGATTCGCGATACATTTACCAAGCATTTTCTACCGTCAGCGGCGCAGTGAATCAAAAGGCCAATTATGTGTTTGGTAATTCATGGCAACTAAAGAGCCATTCAAGCGATAAAGAATTTGCCAAGGCCGTTGAGCAAGACTTTAAAAAGATTGACCGGATGCTTGATACGCGCGGCCGTGGTTTCTCATTCCGCAACAATGTATGGCTGGCATCGAAGACTATTGACACAGATGGCGACTTTTTAATCTTGCTTACAGAAGACACTGAAAGCGGCTTCCCTAAGTTGCAGTTTATTGAGTCGCATCGTCTTGGAAACTTTGAGGAAGAGCTGAATCAAGATAACTTGATTAAGGATGGACCATTTAAAGGCCGTCGCATCTTTGCAGGCGTCATCGTTGATTCATTAATGCAGCCAGTCGCGTATCGAATAAAAGACGAATCACGCGAGCGCGGCTATCAAGACGTCCCAGCAAATGGAGTAATCCATGTTGCAAACATTGAATGGTTTTCACAAACACGTGGTCAGCCGACAATTGCAGCAGGCATCTTAGATTGGTATGACTTGAGCGAAACTCGCGACTCTGAAAAGATCAGTCAGAAAGTATCAAGCGCACTGTCATTGATTGAGTCAAACGAGACTGGCACAATGGACAGCGGCAATATGATTGTTAACCCGAATCCGGGCAATGACGGCCGCTTGCAGACGCAGCTTTTTGATTCTGGATTAATTCGCTACATAAAAAACGGTGGAAGCTTGCAAGCACATACAAGCGCAAGACCATCTGATCAGTGGCTAAACTTTACCAAGATGATCGAGTCATCTGCATTTTATGCTCTTGGATGGCGTCGTGAAATGCTTGATTCTTCTGCAATTGGCGGCGCTGGTGTGCGTGCCGTCGTCAGTGACGTAAACAAGTCAATCCAAGCGCGTTGCGAAATGATCAAGGCAGCATGGCATCGCGCTGCGCTTTATGTCATTGCTAAACGCGCAAAACAAGGCGTTTATGACCTGCCAGATGATTGGTACAAAGTATCATTCACAAAGCCACCACAATTTACAGTTGATGAGGGCCGAGTACGTGCCGCAGACCTTAGCGACTTGCGCGCAGGTCTATTGACCGAAGATGCAATTGTTGAAGCACGTGGCGGCGATTATGAGACAGTATTGCGAACACGCGCGGCAAACATTAAATTGAAGCAAGAAATTGCAGAAGAATTTGACATAGATCCGATCCAGCTTGGCACGATTGCACAGCCTGGTGATCCGGAGATTCTAACTACCACAGAAACCAACATTGAAAATGACTGAGAAACCACAAAATAACTGGTTCGCAATGGAAGCGACGAAAGACGTAGCAGCGTCTGCCGATGTTTACATTTACGACGAGATCGGCGGCTATGAAGTAAACGCGCAATCGTTTATGGATGAGCTGGATGCACTAGGCGAAATTGAAACAATCAATCTTCGCATTAATTCGCCAGGCGGCTCAATCGTCGAGGGCAATGTGATCTACAATACACTGAAGCGCCACAGCGCAAAAGTTGTTACACATATTGACGGCATCGCAGCAAGCATGGCATCTGTCATTGCAATGGCTGGCGATGAGATCCACATGGCATCAAATGCTTTCCTTATGATTCATAACCCTTGGACCGTTTCAGTTGGAGATAGCGACAAGCTGCGCAAAGACGCCGACTTGATGGATAAGATGAAACTCAACATCATTAATGCATACAGCCGCAGCGGATATAGCACAGAAGAGCTTGAGCAACTAATGGACGCCGAAACATGGCTGACAGCAGACGAAGCACTTAAAGCCGAGTTTATCGACGAGATCGAAGGCGGCCTTGAAGCAGCGGCATCCATCGGTGATATGAATGCAGCACTTGAAAAAATCGACAAAACATTGCCGGTTGACAAGATCGTTGCAAGCATTGCGGCAAAGCATAAGAGCGAAGTTGAAGAAATTAGCGCATCGTTTGAAGCAGAGGCCAAAGAGCTTAACGCTGAGATTGCATCTAATGTTGACCAGCTTGCAAAAAATGCCGTGCAGATTGCAGAGTTTGAAGCTAAAGAAACAGCTTTGACCGAGCAAATTGACACAATCGTTGCAAAGCATGAAGTTGAATTAACCGAGGCACGCAGTGCTGGCGCTGATTTGATTGCAGCTAAAGCTGCGGAGATCATGATGCAAAATACAGTTACACCAATATCGTCTGACAATGAAAACGTGGTAAACATGTTTGCAAGCACCAACGAATACTGGGACGAATATAATCGCCAAGAGCCAGGCAAAAAGAACGCATGGCATCTTGCTAACAAATCTCG